TATCTCACACAATTAGGGCTTGACAAGTCGCCCATTATGGTGTATGATTCGCCCCCTGTATTTCCTGAGAATTGTTTGAGAGTTTTCTGTGTGACGTAACTCACAAAATCTAAGCGTGAAGGGTGCTTGACAAGCGTGAGCGGTTATGGCATAATTCTCCCCGTCATCACAAGAACCCGTGAAAGGGTGAACGATAGACACGCCGACAAGGTAGATGGGCTTGACAAGTTCAAGAGAACCCGATACAATTCGGCACAACAAGAGAATAGAGAGAGTTAGGCTAGTGATTCGCTCAACGCGACTCGCCTATTAGAAGCAACGGGACGCCCGTGATAGGTACGCCAAAAGTGACACGACACGCCCGACTCTCTCACTCTTGACAAGCACCAACAAGCATGATAGAATTACACCAACAAGCAAGACAAGAGAAGGGAGAAGGTAGTGCCGAACCCCTACGCGGGGTCGGGTAGCATAGTACACACACCGCCAACCATACGGGCAAGCCGTCCGTGGGGGAAGCGACACTATAACCTAACAGGAGCGACATGCTCGCCCGTGACTATCACGGACAAGCACGGCAACGTTCGCACGATTGCGCCCCTAGTACATGGTCAAGTAGTTCGCCTAGCCAAGCGCACACGCAAGGCTATCATGGCAGGGGAGCGCGTACTAACGCCCGACTTGACAGAAGCACAAGAACGCGCTATACTAGCGCAACTACACGCCAACGCGCAACCACGCGCCAAAGCGTTCAACGTACACGATAAGTAGTAAGTAGTCCCGTCCATAGGGCGCGGAAAGTGGTCGGTGCGAGTCCGACACGGGACACGCGGAAATACCGCAGACTTGACACACCTTAGGGGGGTGTGATATAATGGACAACATGCTAGAGTTTAGCGTGTCGGGTTGGGGCATGACCCTAAGCACCGCACCGCTATACATCAACCTATCATGGGGCTTGACAATAGTGCTAATCGGTGCTATAATCGCCCGTAAGATAGTAAAGATTAGGAGAAGCAAGTGAGTATCCTAGACATGATACAGATAGTTGTTACTGTAATGTTCCTAGTTATGCTAGGGTTGGCGTTACATGAGTGACAGCGACTACATGCTAGTTGTGACACCTAGCGAATTAGATACCATTAGAACGGCGCTACGCAACGAAAGCGAGAGATGCCGTAAGCACGGGTTCGACGGGTTGCGAAAGCACACCGACGAATTGCGCGACAAGATTTCCAATATGATGATTGAACAGACATACGACAGACTTGACAACAAGTCTAGCGTGTGATACAATAAGGCAACAATAAATCACTAGGGGGTGATTATGCCGATAGATGATGAAGATACGCCCGAAACTGTATCGTGCTCCGAATGTCACGGCGAGATGAACGCCGATGACGCTAGCATTATTGACAACGGCGACTCTGTGTGTAGCGACTGCTACCGCATGTGTGAGCGTTGCGAATGGTCGGGTACAGATAGCGACTCATGGTACACAGTAGGCGATGAATCATGGTGCGAGAGTTGTTGGGAGCATAACGCGTTCTATTGTGAGCATTGTGAGGAAACTTACAGCGACAATAGCACGGGCAGTTACACAGTAAATCGTGAGCGTTGGTGCGAGCATTGTACCAGCGATGACGCTAACTACTGCGATGACTGTGACGAATACTATCCTGACGGCGAAGCGTGCGTATGCGGTGGGGCGTCGGGTCAAGTACACAACTACTCGTTCAAGCCTAACCCCGTATTCCATGGTACAGACCCTAACGGGTTGTACATGGGGTTCGAGTTAGAGATGTCGTTCGGTGACATAAACAGCACCAACTATGCCAACGCCGTTTCCGGTGTCGAGCCACTAGAACATGACGACGTATGCTATCTCAAGTCTGACGCTTCAATCGAGGGTACAGGATTCGAGTTAGTTACGCACCCACATACACTAGGGGCATACGAACAGGCAAGCGACTTATGGAATTACATAGAGAACTTACGCGCCAACTATGGCGCTCGCTCATGGGACACCGAGAGTTGTGGGCTTCATGTCCACGTCTCCCGTGCTTCATTCAAGTCGGGCGCACACACGCACCGATTCTTATCGCTTATCTACAAGAACCCACGCGAGATGATGAAACTCGCAGGGCGTAAGGGTAGTCGGTATGCTAGGTTCGACGACGTGTACAAGCCCGACGAATGGGGCATACCACAATTCAATTTACAAGAGAAGATTCATAGAGGGTATCGCACCGAGCGTTATAGCGCGGTCAATACCAACAACGACTACACACTAGAGTTGCGCTTCTTTCGTGGCAACATGAAGCGCGAGGGTATTATGACTGCCCTAGAATTGTGCCACGCATCAGTAGAATATACCCGTGACATGAGTATATCTGACGTCAAGTTAGGTATGCTTAGGTGGGATTGGTTCTACGATTGGGTGTCTGCTAACAACGGACTATACCCTAACTTATACCTACGCATGTCCAAAGTGCCTAGTGTATCCTTTACAAGTAAGCCACTTATCAACGCCTAAGGGGGTGTGTTATGTGTTTATTAGTTGTCTGTAAGCCTAACGCTATACCAAAGCGAGAAGAACTTACAGAAGGCGCGTGTAGTAATCCACACGGATACGGGTTCGCCATGGTAATTGACGGAAAGATATTCCGTTACCGCACCATGTCTGCCCGTAAAGCCGTGTCCAAGTTTCTTCACATGCGCCAGCAGTATCCGCAAGGCTATGCGATATGGCATGCTCGTTATGCTACGCATGGTGTAAAGAACGAAGATAATTGTCACCCGTTCCAAGTAGGTGACGACGCTGACACAGTACTAGCGCACAATGGTGTGCTAGATACTTTCATAGGGAAAGATGACAAGCGTAGCGATACGCGAGTCTTTGCTGAGGATACATTACCGAAACTCGGTGGTGTCACCGCTCTCGATGACTCTAATCTATACCGCATGATTGAAGGGTGGGCAAGTGGCAGTAAGATAGCCGTGCTCACACTCAATCCTAACGCTGAGTACCAACTCTATCTAATCAACGAAAGACTAGGTACTTGGGACGACAACGGCGTGTGGTGGAGTAACTCTAGTTACAAGCGTAGCGTTTATACCTACGAGTACAAGCCCACCGCTAAGTCTATCGCTGACACTACATCATACAGCAGTGCTGACTATGAGCAAGAGCAAGCCTATTACAAAGAGTTGTCCGAGCAGGGCGACAAAGACGGCTACATTCTCATAGACCAATGCCCTATGTGTGAAGCCCTAGTAGATATAGACTTGTCCACAGAATATTGCCAATACTGTGAGGCATGTATGTCATGCTGGGCACACTACGCTGACTGTATGTGCTACACACCACAATCCGCTAAGTCAAAACACAATGAGTTTGACTTTGATAATCAATGGGTAAGGGTGTATAATAAGTACCAAGACACACTAATCTAACCAACTAACAAGGAGCAGCAAGACCCATGACAAACGCACTACTCGCTGATACGCTAGAAGATTTAGCCTATCGCATTGACTCTATCGGCACACTCGCCGATGAACTACGCTCGCTCGCCGTTGACGTAGAGCAAGCAGACAACTACTACCCACGTGGTACAATCCTCAAAGCACTACCTACACAGACACGCTTCAAGCCTAAGTCTATGTGGGTTTCACTAGGCGACGGCACATACCGCCACCTCAATGGTAAGAAGGGACTCGTCACTACACATGACAGACTCGACGGATACACAGACGTCATCTTCAGCGCATAGTTCAGACATCGCAGTAGCCGAGCCACTAGCAGGAATGTTAGTGGCAGGTTACATCGTGCTTGTCTTTCCTAAGGAAACGTCAGAACGTTCTATATTCTATGGCGCGTTCGATACCATAGACGATGCCCGTAAGTGGGCAGAGTTGCTAACAGGGTTGGTAGTTATTCAACCCTTCTACAAACCAGCGACGAACAGAGGATAACATGAAGGGACTATGTTCTACTCACCCTAATCCTGATATGTGGTTCCCGGAAGAGCAACCACTTCAGCGTAAGGGTGGCAGACCAAGCAGGGCTAAGCACCAAAAGCAGATGGAGAACGCACTCAAAGCAATAGCAATCTGTAATCACTGCCCCGTCCGTGCTCGATGCCTTGAAGAAGGTATGCGTGAGGAGAACATAGAGCATGGTATCTGGGGAGGTATGCTTGCTGGTGATAGGATTTATCTAGCAAGAACTCGCAAGACAGGTACAGCTAGAGAGCAAGCAATCGCTTTCGCAGAGGGAGTAAAGGCATGGCAAAACATTTAGTAAGATACGGAATAGTGTTAGCATTGACTTCACTATTCACTGTGTTGATTGTTACGCCGTTGAAACCACCGCACGATTATCCACATCAAGACACGTGGACAGTAGAAGATAGTAAGGCTTACGCCTACGACCAGCTTGGCGTATGGCGTGACAAGCAGATGGCATGCCTCAATAAATTGTGGGGTAAGGAATCAGCATGGAACCCTGAAGCATACAATAGAATAAAAGTCATGGGTAAAAACGCTGGCGGTATCCCACAATTACTTGGGCTTGACCCTGCGACACCCCCTACCAAGCAAATCGACAGGGGGCTTGAGTATATCTATCACAGATACTCAACCCCTTGTCGTGCTTGGGCACACTTCAAGAAGAAAGGTTGGCACTAATGGGTAAATCATACGGCCCTATTAGAGACAGGCTAAACCTATGCTCCTCGTGTGGAAAGCCGATAGTAGATAACAACTACTATACCATAACAACCAACCGCAAAGCCAACTACATATATCATAACGACTACGCAGCTTGCGCTAACGCCGAGCCATTACCGAAGGATTGGTATAGACAGAATGACAGAACAAGAACCAAGACATATAACAGAACTCAAGCCCGACTACACGACGGCGATGGACATACGGGGGACGCCGACGACAGTGTGCCCATGCGGTTCTGAGATATGGAACCTCAAGACAATCTTCGATAAAGATGACGGGACAATAGAGATGTACTTTGTAGATATGGAATGTGCTGACTGTGGTACACTAGCAACAGCACCCGTGCCCGAGAATGGTATACTGGAATGACACCTACATATGAGTATAGATGTGGTAAGTGTGACTCGCTTACCGTGCTTTCCCGTGCCGTAGATGAGCGTGACAATCCAGTCAAGTGCGTCTGCGGTTTCGAGTCAACAAGAATATACAACGCGCCCGGTATCCAATTCAAGGGTACAGGGTTCTACAAAACAGGAGGATAAATGATAACGCACGAACTCAATCATGAAGAGATAGCTAGCTTACTACAAGAGCACAAGTATAGTCTCTCTGATATCCAAGACCATGCTGACCATTCGGTTATAATTAGCCGAGAGGATTCAGTGTACGCATATATCACCACAGTTCCATCTAACTTCGCAGTGATACCAAGGAAAGCATACGACTTTCTCTTGGAAGGTTGCCAAAAGTTAGGGCTTACGCCTATGATGATTGTTGGAACTAGCGAGGGTATCTATCAGTTCAACCTAGAGATACTTGACCTAAAGTGGGAGCGATACACTAGCGATGACGGTGACTTTGACGATGATGTAGCCGAGCTACACCTATCTGCTGGCACTAGAATCCTGGACTGGTATCCTGAGTTCTCATCAGAGGAAGAGTATCTAGATACTTTACTTGACTCTAGCCTAAACTCACTAGAAGATGTACCTATGTGGGAAGAAGGAGATGAGTGGTGATATGGAAAATCCTAGTCAAGTACGCACCACTAACTCTATTCGTAGTCTTTAGTGTAGCTATGACTATAATTACGTATCTGATTCTGGGTCTTGGAATTCTGGTGTCTCGTCTGTTTCCTTGGCATCCTTGAAGTCTTCGTCGACATACGGACGGAACCCACCCAGTTTATTTACAAGCCTCTTTACGGCTCGCTTGTGACGCATTCTCGCAGCGTCCTCGCTACCTAGAGATAGATAGTTGGCTATCTCCTTGAAGTCTAATGACTCAGCATGACGGAAGAATAAAATCTTTCTATCCTCCTTGGAAAGTTTCCAATATGCTGAGTCTACTTCAAGTAGAAGCACCTGAATATTACCGCCCTCTGATGGGGCGGATGGCCTACCACCAACACTATTGAGATTCAACTTGGGCGCGATATGAAAGTTACCCATCAGTACAGTAGGCAGCAACACTTCAACTAGCCCCGGTTCATAATAATACAAGTCACTTACATCATAGCCAACGCTCTTGGCTTTCCACTTCTGACAGTAATCCAACGCTTCATTACGCAAGCTACGATAGATAAGGTTCTTAGCATCCTTCTCACCGATTGCTTCCCAAGTGTCCAACTTATTGGGATGCTCAGTAAACCATTGGTATAACGCCTGCTTGATATCTTCGTACTCACATAATGGAAACTTCTTATGGTATTCAGTCGCAACAGCAACGACTACATACTCCCAGCGTTCGATTCTATCCCAGTTCATGGCTTGTCGTTCTTCCACTTTCTCGTGCCTGTTAGTAAATCTTCTACCGTGATAAGATAACCCTTGGATTTATTCGGTGGTATCTCACACGAAATCTCTCTACCTAATTGCTCAACAGTTTTCTTGAGGATATGTGTCGGCACTATGAACGTCGATTGTTCCAGTACGAACGCCCAGTATGCCGCTTCTGTTACAGATAATCCTGAAGGTTCCCATGAACCTGACTTCATATACCAACACTCAGTCTCAATGTAAATGTTGTTGGTAATCCACCACTTCCTGTCACGCTTGACTTCTACTGTGCGTCCACCGGTGAGGAGTTCTTCAACGAGTTGTTCACCCTTGCGCCCATAACCAAAGTCAATATCAAACGAAGAGTTCTTGGCCATTACTTATCCCACTTATCTCTCAGTACCAGTAGTGCTATGATTGCGTAGTTAGCTAAGTCTTTGAAAGAATCCTCAATGGATTCATATTTCGGTGTATTATTCTTGTCTATGAGATTATTGATGCGAGCAACCTTATCATGAATCCTAACACGTAGTCCGTTGAGAGCACCACCAGGAGCATCAGCAATGTTACGAGGGCCATAATCCCTGTGCTTCGCAAGCAGGACTGACATAAGTTCGTCATAGATAATCCTTACGTCGTCTTCGAATTGGGTGGAATAGAGTGGGCGTGCTTCCTTGTCAGCAGAGGTACGCTTAGAGTTACTGTTAGGGTATCCGCCTCTGATTTTGTCTGCGTAATGTGGTAACCCATCCCAGCTAGGTGTTCTATAATCTGCCATATCTCTTCACTCTCTATCCTTGAATAGTTTATTGAGTTGTCCATCGAAATCTTCCATCACACTTTCTACTATAATATCCTCAACAGTCTCTCCGATAATCTCAGGGTTAGTTTCTGCCGTGAATAAAGTTATATACGCTGACTGTAATACTTCTGACATGTATTCTTTGTCGTCCATATTCTCAAAGAGTGCTCGCAGTAGCGAGCCAATCATTAGCCTATACCCACCGGGGAGGATAAGTGCTGGGTCAAACTCTTGGTCATCTTCAAGCATGTGATGAACAGCATCGAAAGCATCAGTAAACTTCTGTCCACACTCAGGGCACTTAGGCAGTTCGCCTTTCTTGTGGTCAAACATTTAGTAGCCCCGCCTTCTGGAGTATTGCATCCGACCCGTTGCTCGTAAAATATGAGTTGGCGTCTTCTCCGTCGGGGAATTGAACGATAGTAACTGGAAGTTCTCGGGCAAGACTGTTGGCAAATTCTTTTCCTGGTTGGTCTCCATCTGCGAAGACAAAGATTCTTTCAAAGTCTGCAAGGAGTCTAGTGTAATGCTTCTTCCATGAGTTAGCGCCAGGAACACCAACGCAAGGGATACCAACACAGCTAGACATAGTAAGAGTATCCAACTCACCTTCACATACACCAATGAAATCACCAGCACGCTCGATATCAAGAACGTTGTACATTTTAGTATCGGCCCCAGTGAGTCCCATGTACTTAGGCTCAACAGCAGGATTGAGCGAACGAAACCGCAGGTCAACGACGCCTGTCTTAGTAATGTATGGAATAGAGAGTCTTCCTGTGTACGCTTCATGTCCCACCTCAGCCTCTACGACTACGCCTAATCGCGCCAGCCGTGCTACTTCTATTGGAATACCCCTGCTTTTTAGGTAGGCTTCTGCCTGATAAATGTTTTCCTGGTACTTTGCCGTTGCCTTCTCCAGCAATTCTCTCTGCGAATTCTTTTGCATCTCTTATACTCCCGCCCTCGCGTTGACATATGATTTGTAAGCTATTTCCTTGAACCCCGCATGCAAAGCAGATGAAGATATTAGAGTCGAGGTTTGCGGTACCACTCTGATGCGTGTCGTTGTGGAATGGACATCGGAGATTGACCTGCCCGTGGTTTCGTCGTATGTCTGCTCCGTAGTGGATAAGCACATCTCTAATACTTGGTAAGTCATTCATATCTCTCTCTCATCCATTGTCCCAAATCCTGTATGACCCATGACTTTTCTATGCCATGGTTGCGACGCTTCACTATGACGAAGGCTGGAGGCACGGTCGCCAGACCTCTAGCCTTCGCATAGTTCTTTGCCTCAACCTGCGCTTCGTCCCAGAACGCAGGCAAGTCTATCTTCTTACGGTTCTTTAGTTCAAGGATATATGTCTTACCTTGTAAGAATACATACAAGTCACCCTCATCTTTAGCGCCAGCTTTAGTGAGACGTTCCGCTACTGCCTCGTGTTCACGAAGCCATCGCATTACATCCGTCTCAAACTGTGCACCTTTGCGACCATTAGGGTTAGCCATTAGTATGCGCTCTTATCTTTCTCTAGTATTCGTATTGCCCAATCAAGTCCATCTGATATACCCTGGGTATAGTCATCTCTGACTGGCACTTTAGCATCGTCTATCTTCTTGATACACTTGGCAACATGTTTGAGATACTCAGACTGTGCCATCTCTTTAGCATGAATCTCTAGATAATCATCATCCATTATACATTCTCCGGTATGTCATCAACGAACATATACTCAGGATTGAAAGCAATCCACGTCATAAGTCCACCGCCAGCGTCTGCTTTACCGTAGCGATTCTTGACTGGTGCGACTCCCATACTTGTGCCCACAACACCGAGTGTACATATAAGAGCAGGTAACTGTGCCACCTTACCCTGTATGGCACTACGCGGCTGACACGGGGTACCGCTAACAGCTTCGCTAGTGTGATGTAGAACCAACACTGCAGCATTCGTAGCACGAGCAAGATACTTCAACTCCTTCATGATAGCACGCATTGAAGCGAACTCTTCGCCACCATCAGTGGCTACATCCATTAAGTTATCTACAACAATCAGTTGTGGCGGACATCCCCATAGTTCTTCGAAGGCTTGCACTTCTTCGTCGATATCCTGTAGAGATGGTGCTGATTCGAATGACCAAACAATGTGGCTACCCTTAGCGAGTACCGCTCTTGTCCAACCCAAATCAGTATTCAATAATTGTTCAACATCACCTTGATTCTTACCACTAATCATAGATGCTAGGCGCATAGCCATAGTGTGTGCGTTTGTGTCAGCGCTAATATACAGTGTGGGAACTCTCATCTTGAGCGCAAGAGCAAGGGCAAGTGTTGACTTACCTACTCCTGGCGCTGCTGCGAACATCGACACTTCACTACGTCTGATGATAATCTTGTTCGACTCAAACGCTTTGAAGCATGACGGCAACGGTTCCCCACCGATACTTGGACGACCAACGCTTCGGACAAGTGTACGCAATTCTTCTTCTTTCTAAACAGAGAGCGTAGCCAGTAAAGGACAATAAACTGACTACGCTCCACAGATTTCATTTATTTAGTTGACTGGCTTGCACTGGTCAGGTGTACCCTGTGGGGTAGGGCATGCCCAGAACGCATAAGGCTTGCCAGTGTTCTTGCTTACACCGCTACGATAGATACGAGCTCCGTGCTTACATGTGGGAGCGGCGGTACCTGACGCTTCCGACACCGGGCTCGGTGGCAAGGAGACGGGAGGCGTTGTGTTTGTAGTGGAATTTGTAGTCGATAAAGGGGCTACATTGTACGCTGCTGCTA